CTGTGCTTATTATAATATTTTTTAAAGCATATCTTCCATTTCTGAGACTACAATTTGAAGTAGTTCAGCCTGATCTTCGGTAAATTCGCTTAGTTTCATACGGCGGCCCATTGTAATTTCGATCTTTTTGAGAATTGTGTTAGCCATTTCTGGATTTGCATTTTCTCCTGAGCCAACCAAAGTTCCCCAAAGTTGAGCCGCCCTTTCTCTAATAACATTGAAATCTATTTTTTCATATGTATGATTAGAGTCTACATGATCGACCACTTTCGCGCCGTCTAATTGCTCTTGCTTGTCGATAGCTCTTCCTATAGCGTCTATAAGATCCTCGTATGAAAACGGGATAATCGCATCAAGATAAGGTAAACGAGAACCTGCTAAAACGTTGGGAGTTCTACGAGTAATAAAACGACGTATGCAATCGCCTTTTTCGTCAAATTTTTGGTCAATATAAGCAATAATATCTACCATTCTATTAACTACATCGGCGGCGCGAGATGGCATGGCGGGTTGTACAGCTTCGATTGTTGTATCGTTAGGTCCAGGCAAAGATTTCTTTTCTGCGTGGCAAATACAACACAAACCAAATCCAAGCATGGTAATTTTTCTTAGGGCTGTTTCAAACTCAGATTTAGTATCAGCATATCCTCTGCCATAAGGAATATCTCCTATTTTTTGTACTCCGTTTTGTTGACAAATAAAACGTTCGCAAGAAGTGTAAGCTTCTGACACAGTATCTATTACAACAGTATCGTAATAATCATGTGCACGAGCATCTTCTAATTGTCTTAATACGGCCTTAAAAGTACTCCAACGATCAATATTTACCGGCTTTACGGGTAAATAATTTGTACCTACTTCGAAGTTGCAAAACAAAGGTCTAGGAAGTTTTGCACCAAAAGTAGATTTTCCTACTTTTTCTGGACCATAGATACAAATAAATTTACCCTTTAGATCACGACTAATGACGTTTTCTTGAATATTGAAAATGTCAATCGCCATTTATTACACCTTAAAAGCCAAGATCAAAATCTTCTTGCGCGCTAGTGCCAGAAGGGGCTGGCGCAGATTTAGTATTAACTTTATTTTTTAGAGTCTCAAGATAAGCTTTATGTTCTTTTAAAGCGGCTGCTAATTCAGCTGGGGCAAAAGCCATTTCATCTTCCAAAGCAGCTTGCGTGCCCTTGGTAATCAGAAGTTCGCTAACATTGACTGTTCTCGTCTTAATATCTGGCTCGCCAAAATCACATTCTTCAATGATTTCTTTTGTAGTGCTAGTGAAATTAATACGTCCCTTTGCAGTATAGGTCTTTTGATTTTCCCAAAAAGTAGTAACTGCATCAATTACTTTAGGATTGGTAGCATAAAGCTCCATAGCATCAATCTTTCCACCATACTGAGGAACCAAAACTTTTACGCAAAGTTTCTTTGGCTCTACTTCAACACCATCATTATCAGTTGCAAAATTCATTGAAGAAATTGCAAATTCCAGACTCCAAGATGCTTCTGGACGAAATTCTCCAACAACTTTAGAAACAAAAGAGGCATTAATACGAGGGAAAGAAATTAATTGACCCTGTCTATTATAATATTCGTTCATACTAATATTACCAGTAGTAATACGAATCTTATCTGCTCCCTCAATTCCAGCGCCAGATGCAATAGAAGTAAATTCCTTCATTACTTTTTCAATAGATTCATAAGAAGGATTGATTTTACCACTATTAGTTAGCTTAGGAGAAAACATGGATACAGGGATAATAAGAGAAACATTTTCTCCATTAATTTCTTGATTCACAAGAACTTTAATAGTACCGCCAATATTATCAATGGTTTTACCATCGCGCACATAAGAACCATATTTAAGGTTGATTTCTGAAAGAATACCTTCAATTCTAATTTTATTTTCTGCCTATCTCAACATTTATTTTTCATTTCCTTTTATTTTTATTATTTTATTTTTTTTAAATTTTTTGAATAGATCTTACTCGGCGTCTTGAACAAAATTAATGCCGGCGTCAGTCAACTGAACATAAGTAATGGGCTTATCAGCGCCTTCAACCTCTACCTTCTCACGATAAGCGAGCTCATTCTTTACCAAAGAATTAACGCGGCCAGTGATAGAAGCAATCTTTTCGCAACCAAGTGCAGTCTTCATCTCTTCGGTGCTGGCACGTCCGCCATGATTCTGTAGATATTCCAAAGCCTCATAAGTCTTTTCAGTAAGTTTAGCCATAATTTTTAAAATCTCCTTTTATTATAATTTATTTTGAAGGTTTCTCTCAACCTTTCTATATATATTATACTACAATTTTGATAATATTTCAAATTTTTAAAATAAAATTTTTTATTTTATATAACCTTTTTCGTTAAATTGAGTCATATTGCTTCCTGGTCGATTATAATTATAAAAATAAGAAGGTATAGTGTAATAATTCAATTCATCATTATTTAATTTCTTAAATACTTCTTGCATGAAATCACAGTCTTCATCTGGCTGTTTTGAAGGGAATTTTATATCCTATATAAACTCTCTTTTAAAGATATATTGCCAAACCATACTATAAAATTGCCGATTAAAAAAATTGGATATAAATTTTAATTGAATAAGGGGTTCTTGAGTTTCTCGTAAAATTCTTAGACAATCTTGAACAGTATTTGGGTATATAAACCAGTCATCGCCATCAACAAACCATATATATTCTCCTGTCGCTATTGATAATCCTAAATTTCGAGCCACACCGCAGCTATGTTCAAAACAATGAATTATTTTAAGATTATCAGGACACATATAACTTTTAATTAATTGCTCTGTGTTGTCAATACAATCATCAAGAACAAAAATATATTCAGCTTCAATTTCTTTTAAATTTAACATCTAGAAGCTTAAAAGTAATGGTTTAATATAATCTTCTAAATTGTGACAAGGAATAATAAAAGATATATCCATTAATAATTCCTTGCATTAGTACAATGCTTACATAAACA